CAAAATCTGAAAATTCTGTATTCGCAGATGGTCCAATGAATATGGATCCCTCCGACTATACAGTGTGGGCAAATGCAAATAGTGCAAGCGGTCTAACATTACCATCCAATCGTACGTTACCAGCTGATTATCCTTCAAGATTACGTGGTGATCATTACTACTATTATGGTTGTGGTGTTATAACTAATATTGACGGTCAAGAAATTGTGGTTCCTGCATCAACCATTGCTTTACGTACAATGTGTTATAGTGATTTGATTAGCTATCCATGGTTTGCACCAGCTGGTATTCCGAATGGATTAGTAACAGGTGTTTCTCGAATTGGCTATTTACGTGGTGAATTAGGAACAGCGACGGAATTTGTAGATGCTCCATTAACTGATGGTGATCGTATACAATTTGCTTTAAGCAAAATTAATGCAATTCCATTTATTGATGGTAGTGGTTATGTAATTTTCAGTCAAACAACATCTGCTGCTGTTGATAGTGAATTAGCATCTATTAACATTGATCGTGGCGTAAAATACATCAAGCGTGGTATTCGTAAAAATAGTAAAGTGTTTTTGTTTAAACCAAATGATCAGCGTACACGTGATCAATTTAAGGCATTTGTTGATGCATTTTTGAGTGAATTAGTAACTTTGCGTTGTTTATTTGATTTTGCTACTTTATGTGATGATTCTAATAACACATCAGAACGTGTAGCTAAAAAAGAATTATGGTGTGATGTAGCTATTCAACCAATAACTGCTGTTGAATTTATATATGTACCAATTACTGTTAAAAAACCATCTTAATGTAGGAATGACTATTCATTCCTATATAAATACTAAAAAAGGAAATTAAATTATGGCAACGTCTTTAGATTTTGGGGTTCCTGCTGGTATCAGTGGTGTTTTACAACCTAAATTAGCACATAAATGGCAAGTTGTTTTTAAAAACTTTGGTGGAAGTGTGGACACACAACCATTAACATCTCAAGTTGTGACTTGTACTCGTCCGAATATCAATTGGGATGAAGTAACTATGCATCGCTATAATGGTCAAGCATATGCAATGTCAAAATACTCTTTTGAACCTGCTCGCTTAACAGTTGAAGATGATTTGAATAGTATCAGTTCAAATGCTATCAAACAACAAATTACACGTCAACAACAATTGATTGGTTCAGGTGCACCGTACCTTGCAACAGCCGCTGCTGGTTCTGAATATAAATTTGGTATGGTGTTGCAACAATTAAATGGTGATGATATTGTTATTGAAGAGTGGTTATACGAAGGATGTTGGATCAAAGGTGCTGATTATGGTGAAGGTGATTACTCAAGTCCGGATATTATGAAAATAACATTAGAAATTCGTTACGATATGGTTCGCCAAAACATCAAACAAACAGGTTCATCTGGTTTAGCAACAGGTGGAGTAGCTTAACAAATGGAGACTAGTTCTCCATTTTCCTTTCTTAATACTAATTGTAAATATTATTATATATGATTAGTTTCAAATGGCTCGTGACATATTTGATCCAGCGCGATATACAAATTGTTCTGTAAAATGCACTACTAATAATACAGATAAAATTTTAAATAATGAAAAAGGACGCTTACAGAAAGTCTTAAACAAAGTAACACAGTTTGATCCAACTTCTAAATATGTTGCTAAGGGTAAACAGTTAATTTCGATATCTAATAAAATTTACGATAGTAAAATTATACCAAGAAAATTTGCTGACGGTATAACCGGGGTAGTAGATGAGTTTGGTGTCAAACCTTTTCTTGATATTACAGATCGTATTAACCCTGAAATGGCAGGTCAAACTAAACGCCAACTTGAAGTTGTTAGCAACTCTTTGCGTGCTGGTAATTTAAAATTTAAAGATGTAGAGAAAATCGCTGGTCAATTATCAACATTGACAAAATTTGCTCAAAACATATTCAACACAGATCCAAACAATATTCCCAATTCGTTAAAACAACAATGCTTGTGTGATGATGTGTTTAATCCTGCAAAATTCATTGCTGATTTATATTTTCCTAAATACACCTCTTGGTTTTGTGTTGAGTTTGTATTTAATAATCACGTGCACAAAATCGATAAACCAGATGACCGATTACCATTATTTGCTTTTTTATGTTTACGCACAACTCGTCCAAACGTGAAATTTGAAATTGAGGAAGTTATGAAATATGGTCACAAAAGTTTTGTTCAAAAACGGTCTGAATATGAATCGTTGGATTTAACTTTCATAGATGATGATCAACACAATTCTCATACTAATTTTGAAACATTATTGCGAATATTAATTCCAAGTATGAATCTAGAAACTAGTACTACAGATAAAGACAATTTTTCAACAATGAATCCATCATCTTTGAGTGATTTAATGGTTTTTTCTAATGAAAATCCATCAACATCATCAAACATGGACGCATTTCTATATAAACGTGCTAGTAGCATGAATGAACTATATGCAAATAGTGAAGGTCATGTTCTCAAATCTATAAATGTATATCAAATTTTTAAATGGGGTAAACGTGCTATTAAAACAAGCTATATTGATCCTGTGATTGCTAGCTGTAAGTGGTCAGAATTAGATACAGAATCATCTTCATCAGCTACAATTGATGCCTCTTTTAGATTCAGTACAATGACGTTTGAAACGTTAGATATTACTGAATCAATTGCCACATTATTAAATAATATATCCGTACCAGTAGAAAACCAAGACATTATATTTGATATAAATAATGGCAGCTTATATGGTAAACCAACACAATTAGGTCCATCCAAAGAACGTGTGCAACGATATAAGTTAAATGCTAATGCAGATACGAATAAATCCCAAGGATTCTTGGATAGATTAAAACGAAGTATTAAAGGGGCAGCTAAACGATTAGCGACACAATTAAAAGAATCTATTTTAAAAAGCTCATTTATTCAAAAAGCTGTAAAATTTACTAATGAATTAACAGATTTAGCATCCGCATCGGTTCAAACAGGTGCACAATGGTTAGGAAATGCTGCAGCTGGTGATTTTTATTTAGGGGATTATAGTTTCTCTCTATCCAAAGTTGGTGAAAAAATGATAGATGGTATTAATAATGTTGGTAAATCTGCTTTAGAAAAATTACCATCTGCTGATAAAATTTTAGCAGATAAGGAACTAACAAAATTGCCCATAGATCAATTACAAAAAATTATAAATGAAAAAGAAACAAATATCCAATCCCAATCAGGCTCATTGTCTCAGCCTCCACAGACTAATCAAAATGCAGATGCATTACAATTTATAAATGGTTTTAAAAATAATGGCGAAGCTATTAAAAACTCTGATCAAACAAAAGGATTACTATAATGGCTAAAAACTTTGCAACAGGAAAATATGTTTGTAGCAATCCAGAAAAATACTTGGGAGATGTTAACAATATAACATATAGATCAAGTTGGGAATTATACTTCAATGAATATGTTGATAACGCTCCTCATGTAAAATTTTGGGCAAGTGAAGGAATAGAAATACACTACTATCATCCTTTTTATAAAGAAATGCGTCGTTATTATCCTGATTATTTTGTAGTATATGTTGATCAAGATGGCAAAGAGCATAAAGAAATAATTGAAGTAAAACCTGAAAAACAAATTTTCATCCCCAAAAAAGCATCCAAAGATCAACAAATAACTCACACTATTAATTTAGCTAAATGGGACGCTTGTAAGAAATATTGTGATAAAAATGATATTGTTTTTCGCTTATGTTCTGAAGAACAACTTTTTAAAAAATAGGAGACACAAAATGAAATTATTCAACGTATTATATTTAATGGAATCGAGAAGAAATAACAATTTGTATGAAAAGGATAATATTTTATCTGTATTAACTCATCTTGATAATACATTATCAACAGAGGAGCAAAAAAAATATTTTGTATCTTTTATGTCTATAAATAAAAAAGGTATAAATATTAATTCTGTATATGCAACTCCAGTAGGATTATACTGTTATCCGCTACCTTATCTCATTAAGAACGCAAAAAATCAAATAAGTTCATTAGATATTAGACCATTCCCACGAGAAAAAGTTAATCATATAAAGGTATTCAAAATAATTAATGATAAAAATGTTAAGTTCATTAATGATACAATTGATAGTAATACCAAACAAAAAATACATTTATTGCTTGGGAATAACAGTGGAGAAATTAATACGTTTAAAGATTTGTGGGTATATTTATATCAGCATAAATGGAATACAAAATCTGCTTCATCTTTATTAACAGTTCAAGACATATTATTATATGATGATGAAGGTATATATAGTAATTATACAAAAGAACAACTACAACAAATATGTGATGAAATAAATGCAAATGAACATCCAATTGATAAAAACATCATTGCAAGACAAGCTGCTGTGTTTTTTAAACGTTTAAATATTGATGCTATAATTGATAATGGAACAAGTACTATTCATCCAAATGAACCCGTTCAAGCAGTTTTTTTAAATGCGACTATTTTACAAACTATACATGATACGGGCGAGATAACACCATTTAAGTATATATTAGATATTATAAATAACGGTACAAACATTATAGAACTAACAAAACTACCATCGCATATAGGTGATGAAATACTATCTAACTATAAATTTTTAGCACATATGTTAAATGTATTGCAAACTAAACTAACGCAATCACCAATAAACGTACAACAATATATTGTTAATAATTTTATTACAAAATTACTATTAATACCCCACATACAAAAACAACTCTTTTTAACCGTAGAACAGAGTTGTAACAAAAAAGATGTAATGATATTTGATTGCATTATTAACGTTATATCTCAATTTATCACAAATATAAACTTTAACACAAATCTATATACCTTTGTTATTCTATCATTGCATATTAAAAATAATTGGGGGTTTGATGATGCATTGCACAATATGATTAACGATGAAAATTCACAAAAACATATTGAATATATTTTATCTCATGTTAAAGAACATTATAATAAAGCAAAATTAAAGCATTTATTAGAGCTAATACCTTTCTCTCAGAAACTTTTAGATAAAATTAAATTATCCAACATATATAAACACACAGATATCAAGCAAATAATTGATAAAATAAGTGTTACTAATACAAATTTAATGGAAGCGAGAAAGAATCCTGAAATCAATACACGTAAAACGGTAATGGATCAATTGGAAGATATATCACATCAAATTATTATAAACAATGAAAACATTAATGATTATTTCATATCATTCATGGATATCAATAAAACAGGAATAAATATACAAACACAATATAACACCCCCGTTGGGTTATATTGTTACCCATTAGGTTACGTTATTGATAGATCGAAAACAGCCACCAATTCTCTTCAAATAAGACCCTTTCCAAACCACAAAGTCAAATATATTAAAATATATAAAGTAAAAAATAAAAATAATATATTTGATATGTCAGATAATATCAATAACACTGTTTTAAAAAACATGAAAGAGTATTTTGAAGACTTTGATTCAACCTCAATTACGACTTTTAGACAACTGTGGAGATACATCTACTTAGAAAAAATTGGAATCAATTCTGATGTTACCTCCAAATTCAAATCTGCTGCAGCTACTGCAACATCAATGTTTAGAAAACTTGGAATAGATGGTTTCATAGATATGGGAACAGGTACGATTCACCCCAATGAACCATGTCAGGCTGTTTTTTTTAATACAACATGTTTAACGGTTGTTGATGTTATTGGTGAAACAACAACCGAATTGTTTTTTTCAAATTTAAAAAACGAAATTGTGGGAAAGCAGGAGTTAATTAAACCTATATATATGATGCTAGAAAAGACAAACAGTTCAGATGTGCTACAAGGTATAAATAATTTTTTTAAAATTATAATGGAGCAAAATTTTTTAAATGATACTGATAAATCTTCAATGTGGTATATATTTTGTGAATTATTTGTCCATTATTTCACAATTAATAATTCTGTTGGAAGATTTAATATATTAGATACTGTATACTTATATAAACAATTCAATACTATACTAAATAAATTAACTGAATCTCAGTGCTCCAATATAATTGATATGTTGTCCAATAAAAGCCCGAGTATATGTTATCATATTTTTTGCTCATATGAGTTAAGTACAATTTTATCAAATCACATGGAACAACTTCACTCTAGTTTAATAAATGATAATAATTTTGCGGACAATCTATTGGACTTTTTAGGTTTAATTATTTTTTACGCCGATAAGCGTATTCTAACGATAAAGAAAACATACAACATAGAAACTATTAATCATTTATTAGATATGGCACTAAACAGACGTGTTGATGCGGAAAGATTGAAATATATTGTATCTGATTTAAAACGTTTAAAAGTACATGTGCTAACAGATAGTAAATTTAATTAAGAACTTGAAATATGAATTATTGAACATGCCAACTTCTAAAACGGGTACGGGTTTATTAATGTTGTGTGTAGTTTAGACTACTCCAAAAATTAGATAAATAATTAAAAAGTTAAAAATAATGAACAATGATTTTGATGATTTTGATGATTTTGAAGAATATTTAGATAATCATCCGCTAGATACTTTTTTTAATGCAAAAAAACACGATATGGAACAGCTGGTAGAACAACCACATGCTACGTGTGAGATTTATGATGATAAAGATTATAGCTTGGATAACGAATTATCCAACCTCTCTACATTAGCACAAAAAACATTCGAAGAGCAGAAGAAAATAGCAATGAGGGTTGAACCCAAATTTCGCGCTGAATTGTTAGGAGTTGCTAATAATTTATTAGCAATTTCACTGCAAGCTATAAGCAAAAAAGCTGATATGAAATCAAAAAAAGACGCTATTGTTGCTAGATCTAAAAGACAAACTCTCCAAATTGGCAATAGCGAAAATACAAATATTATTATTGCTGATAGAAATGAATTATTAAAGGCTCGAAAAGTGAAAAAGGAAGATTAATCTTCCTTTTTCACTATAACACAGAATTGATTTTTGCTACCATCTGTTCATTAACTTTGGCTTTTGCTAAGCTATCCTCTGTTCCTTTTTCTTCATGATATTTCTGATATTTTTGAAATAATTCTCTACATTCAATTAACACATCAATTAACGACTGGTTTGATTGTATAGTGTTCACACTACTATTATTGATAGTGATATAATCACCTGATATTGATAGTGAATTATCACCACTTGTCATTAAGATAGTTGGTTCCATAGTTTGTTCCTTTAGAGTTTTAGACAAATATTTAAAAATTTTGTCGTTTAAGTTGTAGTTCAATATCAACACGTAATTCTGATATTGATTGTTTCCATAGTGTTTTCAAATCTTCTGATAATCCTTCCTTAACATAATTATCAGCAAATTTCATAGCATATTCAACATCAAAACTTGGTACAAGATCTTTTTTAGCTATTGATTCTGGTTTCACTACATTATTCATAACTAACTCCACCTTGCTTGATAACATGGCATATGCATTGGATCATCAGGATGAAATATCATGTGGTTTTTAGTACTACCATATAGTGTATTTGAGCAATGTTCACTCTCACACTTTCCATACAAAAACCCACTTGAATCTTTATCATGCTTCACCCTAGTGAGAAACCTACATGTGTTACAGTTTCGTTCAGATTCATGAAAGTTTTTAACACTTTGTTTGTGAATATCCAATTGATCTTGGTGAATCAAATACTGAACGTTTAAACATGGTATAATCGAACCAATAACAACAGCATTATTGGTTGTCAAGAATCTATCTCCTTTAATTATTTTATTTGATAAAGGGGAATCATTTGTGATATTACTATATACATATAACAAATTTCCAAAATCATCTGTTATAATATTTGTATGTGGAAAGTTCTTAAACATAATATACTCCTTTAATCTAAGCCAAGAAATTCACGACATTTTTTAATTGTTTCTTCACGCTTCCATTTGAAATCATGCTCCCATACAACTAATAATTTGTAGCCAGAATCTCGTATCATTTGCTGCTTAGCAGCATCTCTAGCCCAAATTTGCTCTGATGTAATCTCTCTTAAATAAGTTGGTTGCTCTGTACCTTGATAGATGATTGGATTTGCGTGATAAGCATCACCATAAAATTCTATTATATTATTTCCTAAAATATAGTCAACGCTTAATGATTTACCATTAACTGTTTGAATCATATATTCTTCTGTACATGATTCAGTTGCAAATATAGCTAACGGATGTTCTAATTCGTTGAATAAGGATAAAGCTACTTTTGAAAAGCCATTTTTAATAGCAAATGTTTTTCTAGCATTTAATTCATCTATCTCCTCCTTTGTTAGTTTAGAATATAGATTATGTAGCCATTTTTGTTGACGTTCATTCCAACGTTTGTGACCTTCTATTTCACCTAGTTTTTCTACGCAAATTTCCAAAGAAAAGGTTGTTTGACGCTCTTTGACTTTTATTATTGCCTCATCAATATCAAAACCTCTTGATAACCAATAACTCACACGTGTGGTGTACCCGTTATTCAATTCACGTTGTTGGTGTTGTTTTTTCTTTACAGATTCTATTTTTAATGCTTTTTCATCATCAGTTAATCCATCATATTTTTTAAAATTTGGACTTAATGATGACATGGTCCCACCATGTTGATAGCCAGGATTTTTTTCACCAGATACTCTTTCTTGTCGCTCTTTATATTGATTTGGGTGAAATACATCTTTCACAGTGCAGTTATGTTTAGCATAATATTCTGCCATTGGCATTTTATGAAATTTTGTAATATGTGTGATAAGATCAAAAGCTTTCCATCCACATTCTTTACAGATAGGCATTAAGGGATCATTACCATGAAGTTTTAAAAATTCTTCTTGATTTTTTAATCTAGTTTTTTCGTTACTACCTATTCTTCTACATTTTGTACTGCAATATATTGCAGGTTTGTTTGTTTTTGACTCAAAAAAGATTCCGCAAACCTCGCACGTACATGCACGGTCTGACGTAGTTTTAACACTATCTATACTTTTAATTTCCATTTTTTCTCTCCGTTTAAAAATACATTATATAGTATTTATTAACAAAAGAAAACGGGTCCGTGATATTAAAATCTATACCCCCGATCTGTCGGGGGTATAATATCAGTTTATCAACCATATTAATATTTTATTAAAAAATCTTTGAAAAAAACTAAATTCTTTATTTTCCCTAACATAAATCCTCACGGAAGCAAAATTACACTTCCCCGATTGGCGCGGAAATAGAATTACATTAAATCTATTTTTTTGGGCTCTACGAATAACTTCTTCTTGGTAATCGTACATATCAAACTTGACCAAGCCTTTTGTTGGATGTCGAATTTTGAAGTAATTTTTTATACAGTATAGAGGATCATCATAACATTTATATAATTCGTCAAGTTGTTCTGGTGTCATTGGAATTTGTTCAAATGCTTTACGAACATCAGGGTTACTTTTTCTTGGCATAATAATTCTTTTTTACATATTTATTACCATTAAAACGTCGAGTTAAGAATAATTATTTCACTATAGTTTTTAACTATGAGTATCAATATAATTATCAATCTTCAATTTTACGCGTTTATCATTATATAAAGGAGATTGTTTTATATAATTACACTTAAACTTGTCTATTTTAACGTTATCATCTAAAAATTCATTTAACCAATCATTAAATAATTTATTATGTTTAATCCTTTCATAGCTATCTACAAGATTAACAATAATAGTGGGTTTGATATCATTTTTCGCAATATATTTACAAAAATTATTATAGCGAGAATCATCTAATATAATATATGCCGTGATAAATTTAGCAAGCCAAAATTTATCACGTCTGGACCATTTTTGTAAACTTTGTATAATTAATTTTTGATTTATTTGTGATAACAGCTGAAAATTATATGTCAACAAATTCATTGTAGATTTATTTTCATATATATCTTCACTAGAATAAGAAGTATTTATATATGGATAAAATAATTCATCAAGGTATAATTTAATGAGTGTTTCATTTTGATTTATTATTTTTCTATATTTATCTTGTTTATAGTATTTAAAAAAGTTAAACATTATAATATCTCTATGAGAAGTTCGGTATTGTATTAGATCATGTAATAAACTAATGATATTTTCTGGTGTTGGTTTATTTTGAGGTTGTTGAAAATCATATAAATTACTTTCTTGGCTATTTTTTATTAATTCCAACACTCTCACATTAAAGAAAACGGCTTGTTCAGGTTCATTTTCGTGAATAATACCATCTCCTTCATCTATCAATCCATCAATACCTAATTGTCTGAAAATAGAGGTTGAATTTTTGGCAGTTTTTGATGGATTAATATTATAGTCATTATCTTCATTTTTTTCATATTGCAAAATTTCCGAATATACAAGTTCATATAAGTCACCAAAAGTTACAGGATCATATGGTAATAAATCTGGATATTGTTCGTAAAATTGATTAAGAAATTCGTCAGACATTTGATCACGTAATTTATACACTTTAGAGTAATCTTTTATTTTGTATATTTTAATATACCCAACTCTATCTTCAGGATATTCTCTTAATCCAAGAGAATTAGTTAGCCTTTGTTTATTTTTTGACCACACAAAAGATAGAGGATAGCAGTAAAGACCAACAGGAGTATTAAAATGACTAGATGGATTAATACCTGTTTTATTTAATGACATAAACGACACAAAAAAATCTTTTACGTCTAATTTTTTTTCATCGATTTCTTGTTGTAAATGTTTTAGGTCATCTATAATTGTGGTCTTTTTATTTATATGAGGATTTTTTCTTGATTCCAACAGTGTTAGTATTTGTTTGAAAAACATACAGTTTATTTTAATAGTATTTATTTGATTATTGATCATCTTACTACAATATTTATAAATATTTATAACCACTGAATGGATTTAATTTTAGTATGAAATTATTACAGTTACTACTTGAATATGATAGAAACAAAACAATTGCCACATATGGTAAAAAAATTGAAATGGCCAATCTAAAGGATAATCAACGTCAATCGGTGGAAACAATATTATCAAAAATTGAAGAAGTTGATCCATCTATTAACAAACAATATGTGCAATGGATATGTAAACAATATATTTCTGGCGTATTGAAAATTGAGGATTTATATAAGGTAACAGAACCATTGATAGTATTCCAACAATATAAACAACGACTTCCACAAGAAAAAAGAGATATTAATAAATTATCAATTTATGATTTATACGATATTGAAGAAAAAATATCTAAACCACAATTAGAAGATAATCAAACACATGAGCAATTTGGTTCTGATGTGAAGGTTTGGTATAATGGACCACTTGGATACTTAATAACTCCATTAACACAAGAAGCTGCAATTAAATATAGTAACGGAACAAAATGGTGTACTGGTGCTAAGGATAAAAACAACAGATTCAACGCATATAATCGTAGAGGACCATTATTTATATGGAGAGACAAAAATGGACAGAAATATCAATTTCACAGCGTTGGATATGATATTGAATCACTAATGGATGCATCAAATAATGTTATTTCACAACAAGATTATTTAAAACTAAAAAAACATCCAGTATTAAAAGAATTACTAAATGGGGATGGAAAAATATTTAATTATCAATATGAATATATTAGACAAATTGATTGGGAAAAAGTTTGTGGATTGGATACACAAGAGTTTTTGGATATAGATAGTGATTTTTATAATGTTTTCAATAACATATTAAATAACAAACAACAACTCAATGAAATGGTAAAAAACGTATTTAATGATAATAGTATTTTACTTTCAGAACAATTAACCGTTGAATATGTACACGAAATAATAGATTCGTGTACGGGTGCATTGTTTGAGATATATTCTTTAATAATGAATCATTATGATTTTAATACATCTTTGAGCGAACAACTAATATCATACTATAAAAGAGAAATTGATAAACTAACACATTTTCCATATCTTCAGTATTTAATGCGTGATATCCTAAGATTGATTGATTGAATAAATTAAAAAAAGTTTGAAAAACATACAGTATTATTTTAATAGTATTTATTTGATTATTGAACATCTTACTACAATATTTATAAATACTTATAACCATTGAATGGATTTAATTTTAGTATGAAATTATTACAGTTACTACTTGAATATGATAGAAACAAAACAATTGCCACGTATGGTAAAAAAATCGAAATGGCCAATCTAAAGGATAATCAACGCCAATCAGTTGCGACAATATTATCAAAGATAGAAGATGTTGATCCGTCTATTAATAAGCAATATGTTCAATGGATTTGTAAACAATATATTTCTGGTGCACTAAAACTGGAAGATTTATATAAGGTAACAGAACCATTGATAGTATTCCAACAATATAAACAACGACTCCCACAAGAAAAAAGAGACATCAATAAATTAACTGTTTTCGATTTATATAATGTAGAGGAACAAATAAAAGCTCCTCATATAAATAGTGACACAATATCAAATAATTTTGATGAAGCCGTTAAAGTATGGTATGATGGACCGTTAGGTTATTTAATTACACCTCTTACTAAAGAAGCTGCTCAAAAATACAGTAAGGGTACTAAATGGTGTACTGGTGCTATGGAGCATAATAGATTTGATTACTATAATCGTCGAGGTCCATTATTTATTTGGAGAGATAAAAATGGTGAAAAATTTCAATTTCACGGTATAGGCACAGATGATGAATCAATGATGGATGCCAAGGATGAATACATATCATCAAAGCTTTTTGAAAAATTTAAAAGTCATCCTGTTTTAAAAGAATTATTAACAAATACAGGATATATTTTTAAAATCCAACATCAAGCGATACAACAAATTGATTGGAAATCTGTACATCTGGAGGAAATAAAAGAATCTTTAAGTGATGGAGAATTTAATAAAGCATTCAATCATACTTTCAACTACAAAATAGGTTTCAGTAATTTCATTGAGTACATATTCAAACAAGAACAAATATCCATAAATGATACTATCAAACCATCTATTATACACGAAATCATAGACATGTGTCCTGAAGCATGTGGCGTTTTGTATAGCGAATTAATAAATATATCAACTCATATTGATAACGAGAACGAACGTAAAAGTTTACTTCAACCTTTTATTAATCGTGTTAATAATGAGTTAACAAAAGAACACATTTATTTAAAAAAATTATTACTAGCTTTATTTGATATGTAACATACCAATTTTTTTAAAACTATTAAATATGTTTAAAAAGTTATTATGTTAAAATCAATTAAAAAATCGTTAATCAAATTATGTTTATTTATTCTTGGTTTCAAACACCAAACAATCAGTTCTTTGTATGCTGAGGGTAATAAAGAAGATATCCAATATCATGTTAATGATAAATTAAAGTTTATTGGTGAAAGTAAATGCAATAAACAAGTGTTGACGCCATCAGGTGCTAAACCTATTCACACAATCTTAAAAACAGTACCGTTCTACAAAACGCATATTCGCACAAAAAATGAAGAACTTTGTTGTGCTGATGAGCATTTAATTTTTTGTGTATCAAAACAAGAATTTGTATTTGCGAAAAATATATCAAAAGGAGATGTTATTTGTACGTTATATGGAGATGAAACTGTACAAGAGGTTAAAAATACATATGATTACGATAACATGTATGATATAGATATTAATGATTTTTTAGAACACACATATTATACCAATAATATTTTATCTCACAACACAACTACGATTGGGGCATATTTATTATGGTATGCTGCATTTAGAAGTGATGAGGATCCAGTTACTATTCTAGTTGTATCTAATAAAGGTGAAAACGCTAAGGAGATTATTGAACGTATTAAAACAATGTATGAATCAATGCCTTTATGGTTAAAGCCTGGTGTTACAGATGATGGGTATAATAAACACTCTATCAAGTTTGATAATGGTAGTTGTATTGTTAGTCAAGCAACAACAGAAAACAGTGGGCGTGGTTTGTCTATTTCATTATTGTTTTGTCATCACAAAGATAACAAAGTTGAGGTAATGGATCAATATAACAATATATATGAGGTAACAATGGAAGAGCTAGAACTAATGATGAAAGTCTAAATACAAATAAAATATAATAGTATGAAAATAATTCAATTGCTTTTGGAATATAATAGAGAAAAGACTATTGCTACATATGGTAAAAAAATTGAAATAGCAAATCAAAATGATAAGCAACATCTATCCAGTGAACAAATAATTTCAAAAATTGAAGAAGTTGATCCATCTATCAATAAGCAATATGTTCAATGGATTTGTAAACAATATATATCTGGTGTATTAAAAGTTGAAGATTTATATAAAGTCACTGAGCCATTAATTATATTTCAAAAATTTAAAAATAGACTTCCCCAAGAAAAGAGAGATATCAATAAATTAACAATTTTTGATTTGCATGACATTGAAGAACAAATATCTAAGCCACAATTGAATAATAAAAATAATAATGAATCTAAAGAACAATTTGGTCCAGATGTAAAAGTTTGGTATAATGGACCGTTGGGTTATTTGATTACTCCATTAACAAAAGAAGCAGCTAAAAAATACAGTAAGGGAACAAGATGGTGTACAGGTGCTGAAAACGAAAATGCTAACAAATTTGATGATTACAATTCATCAGGTTCACTTTTTATATGGAAAGATAAAAATGGTGAAAAATATCAATTTTCTATTGATTCAAATGAATACGTAGATAGTCACGATGAACCTATAGATGATGAGACAATTTTGGTATTTAAAAAACATCCAGTGTTGAAGGAATTACTGTTACCAACAGGAAAAATACACTTAGCAGAACAACAAGAAATATATAAAAAACACTTTATGCTGGTTAAAAAATTCGAACAACAAATGCCAAATATCGTTAATATTGATATAACTTCTGATATTTACAAAGTATTTGAAACACTATATAAAGTAGGAAAAACAACTGTTCAGTACTTTAATAACTATTTATCTGTTATTTTAAACACTTTTGATAAACAGTTAATTATAGAATCCTTCCCGAATACGTACAAATTATCAATAATTTCAAATGATGAAATTGTTAAATTATACTTAAATGAAATTGATAAATTATTCATCAATGAAGGAGAAAAGTTTGAAGCGTTTCTAGAGGAAAACGATTATATATTTCAAGGCGATCCTAAAGAAAATAACTTACGTTTGGAAAACTTAAAAACAAACACTTTATTCAAAAATTCTATAATATTTAAATTGATTGATCTGTTAAATTATGGATTTTTTTTAACAAAGCAGCGTGATATAAAATCATATATTTATAATACTTATTATAGTCGATATGCATATCTAACATATATGATGATTTATGTACACTCCTCATAAACTAAATACAAATAAAATCATTATGAAATTTTCATCTTTATTTGAGGTAAAAATGTCTCCTCAAACAACTTTACAACAGGAAAACATTGATGATGTTTTAGTTGGGTTTGAGATAGAGTGTATTTTAAGTATTAGGCAATCATCAAAATTAAACAAAGAGCATGAGCAAAGTATATTTCAGCGTGAAATAAGAATGCAGTTATTACAAGATGATACTATAAAAAATTTCATTCATGATGCTGTAGATGATGGTTCTTTAGAAGGATTTAGAGAAGGTGAAATACCAATAGAAGTTATTACTAAACCAATGAAATATACACAAGCTATTCAAAATCTCCAATTAATATTTAAGCATTTGCAACAAAAATATAATATGAGAACAAATGATACATGTTCTCTCCATGTTAATTTAAGTTGTGAGGGAACTAGAAATAATACGATAGACATGATGAAACTTGTGGCTTTTTTGGGTGAAGATCATTTTTTAAAATTATTTAATAGAGATGATAACGAATTCACACATGAAATGAAAGCTATTTTTAACACAATTATTCCAGAAGAAATAACACCATCTACATATGTAATAAACATGTTAAAAGACAAGCAAACTGAAATATTAAAACTGGTAACAAAATACTTTGCTGTAAATCCTAATAAATTACAAAACGGTTATTTGGAATTTAGAATCATGGGTGGAAAAAATTATGAGCAAAATATAAGTAAGATAACATTAGCTACCAGTCATTTCGCGCACGTTATGCTTATTGCATCAAGTAATGCATATAACAAAGAATATAACACAAAATTAACAAAAATATTGAATAAACTCATTGAGTTAGAATATCAACCCGATACATCAATGTTTAAAGTTGAACGTGATATTTTAAACTTAATCATAAAATACAATCCATCACTAAAACGAACAATGATTGATGCACCAGATATTCCTTCATTTCTATTGCATAATTTTGAATATTCTATGCTGCGAGGAGTTGATGCAAAGAGAAAACAAAACATTTTAGCGTATTTTTCAAGAGCAAGAAAAAAACAAACATTTAATAATGAAGAGCTTGATTTTTTAGTACATATAATACATAAATTAGGATGGAGAAGAATAGTACCTATACATACCTTAGAAGATGCTATATATGTGATTAATTTTAATGTGCCATATGATAAAGATAAAGTGTATAGGGATTTTGGTAGAGTAATTAATACATTAAGTGATGATGAGTTTGATAAATTTTATTCTATTCTACATAATATTTGTAAAAATGATAACAAGTTTGCGACATACACTAAAACTCATTTACTCACATACATCGAACGATTGAAACAATTTAGTAATATCACAAGAAACCGAGATTAACAATATGAATCAAATCAATCAGTCAATACTAGCAGACATGACTAGTGAGCTACACCCTCTATCTAAGCAATATATTTTTGATGTATGTGATACGGAGGATGTTTTAACATCAGAACAGTTGGAATTTTTAGATTATCTAACAGATTGTTTCGCATTATATGACAATTATGTTATAGTAACAGGCAATACAGAAAAACAACCTTATAATCTTTCAATATTGGATATTGTGGAGTTTTTTGAAATAAATCTGGAATTGTTAATATCTGTAGCAAATACCGATATTTTTTCACAATTAAATACATAAAATATTAACGGTGTAACATGGAACAAGACGATACTGATTTTGATATGACAAACTTTGAGAATGATTTTACAGATGATATTGATAATATTTCACCTGTTGAATTTGATAAAAAACAAGCGTATGTAGATATGATTGCAGCACATAGACAGGGTGATGCTGAAAAAGCAAATAGTATTTTCTCGGATATCTTATCCAACAAAACTACGGAAATGCTAAGTGGTTGGTATCATATGGCAGGTAATCTAAAAACTCACTTAACATCACCATCAAAAACTTAGTGTATTAAGATAAGGACTCCATGTCACTGACTTAAATACATACATAATGACATGGTAGTCAAAAAATGTCTGGAAATAACAATTCTTTTGATACAATGTTGTTAAGTTTGATAGAAAACATTCGTAATGAAATAACTTCACTTAACGCAGATTTACATGGATTAGAAATTAACTTAAAATCCATTGAATTATTGGATCAAAAAAATGAATGCTTACAAGAGAAAATCGGAAACGTTGTTTCCAAAATGGTTTTATTAGAGCAAAAATTAGATGAATTGATAATTAATTCAGCTTCTCATGAAAATGTACAAAAAGAATTTATAAAATTAACTTCTGAGATAGACCTTTTAAAGACAAGATGTTCGTTAATTGAATCTGATACCACAGTGTTAAAAGATTTAGAAATTTCACGAAAACAAAAAGCTGAAAAAATTCAACAATTTATTATTGCTATTTTCTTAGCTATTTTTGGTACATTCCTTTCTTGGTACTTTAAGTGACCTATATAACATATATGTTTAAATATTAACAAATATATTAACATATATGTTCATTCCAAATAAACATTACAAAATAAAAACACCTTATGGTTGGGAACCTTTTTCGGGGTTGTATATTGACAAAACTCCAAAAAAAGGTATCTTCATTAAAACAAAAAACACAGCTATTACTGTTGGGGACAAACATTTAATCAAATTATCAAACGACACGTTTGTTAAAGCTCACGCATTGACCCTAGCAAACACAATACAAACAATACATGGACCAGAAAAAATTATTGAATTATCAAGTATAGCATTATCACAAACATATGAGATAATTAATTCCCGTTCAGGTGAGATAATAGCTAATGGTGTGTATAATCACAATTGTGACGAATTTGCATTCGTTAAGCCAACAGTTCAAGAAAAGTTTTGGACATCTATATCACCAACATTAAGTACTGGTGGAAGTTGTCTAATAGCCTCAACACCAAATGGTGATGGAAATAAATTTGCTGATATATGGTTCACCTCGCAAGCCTTATTAAAGGAAAATAATTTAACATCGGAAGACTATGTTCCAATGCAAATTAGTTGGGATGATGTACCAGGACGAGATGAAAAATTTAAAGATGCTATTATAAAAAAAGAAGGTATGAATCACTGGCTACAAGAATATGTATGTAAATTTATTTCTTCTGATAATTTATTAATTGATACTAATAAGTTAGATACTATGAATGAAAGTGTGTCAGCTCCTTTTTTCACATCAAAGAAACATAAAATCCAATTTTGGAGTACGTTCAAACCAAATAAACAATATATAGTTGGAGTTGATCCAGCAACAGGTACTAGTAAAGATTTCTCTGTTATATCAATTTTTGAATTTCCATCTTTGGAACAGGTTGCATTGTATCGGTCAGATTCAATCATATCCGCTGATTTGTATGTTATATTAACGGATTTGCTTAAAGCAATTGAAGCATCAGGAGGCGTAAGTTACGTTAGTATAGAAAATAATGGTGTTGGTGAGGGTATGATTTCATTATATCTCAAAGATGAATACTTTCCTGTTACAGCCAAATTCATAAATGAAAATCAAAAGAAATATGGATTCGTCACGACCAATAAATCTAAATGGACAAGTTGTTTATTATTAAAGGATATGATTGAACATGATGATATGGTAATTCATTCGCCCATCACACTTAAAGAGCTAAAAACATTTATTCGTAAAGGTGCATCGTATTGTGCTCAACCTGGTAGTACTGATGATTGTATTAGTTCTTTGTTAATCATGTTAAGAATTCTTGAGAAAATGACGAATTTTGACACACTTGCATTTAATAAAATGTATACTGATAGACATGCTAGAGCTACTAGTGTTGTTAGTATGACAAAATCAGATTTGGGTGTTGTTTTACCACACACCCAAATGTAAAATAACAAAATATTAGAATACAAATAATGGAAATCACATCTAACATTCAAACAGTTAATAATGATATACAAAAATATATCACAACTTCTTTATTATATAATATTGAACATAAAAAATGGAATAGTGCTACTATTGATTTCATTAGTTCATTATCTTCTAAAAATTATGACTTAATACAATATATTCATACGAACCATTGTTATAATAACTCAGATATTTGCCCAAAATTAAACTATACAAAGTATGATAACACAAAACCTAATATGTATATTCTTATTGGGCTACCTGGTTCTGGTAAATCAACGTTTAGACAAAATTTATCCAAATATCATCAATATAATATTATTAGTAGAGATGATTTTATCGTTAATAGATATCAAGATGTAATTTTTGATAGTGCAAACTATCATGAATTATACTCAAAATGTTGGGAACTATCTATTGACGATCCAGAATGTAATGATGATTTTGTAACATATTACCAACATATTTTATCGAAAAAACAAGACGTTATTATAGACATGACAAACCTCACGATAAAAACCAGAAAAAAATGGTGTACATATGCTGAAAAATATGAATACAATATTATAATGATATGGTTAAATAGAAACGCTGATCACTGCATTAAAGCTCAAGATAACAGAGATAAGCAAATTTCGGAACAAACAATTCACAATATGTTTAACCAATTGACCCCACCAGTATTATTTCATGAATGTCATGAAGTATTTGTAATTAACCATGTTGATAATTTTTCAAATAACTAATACAATGTCTTTGTTGTTAGTTATACTAACCCGTACTCCACACGCAGAATATGTGACTCGAATGTTGGTTGACTGGAAGAAAAGACATTAGGGTTGGCCGAACCCCTCAAGCGATTGTTAATGGATAGTATTGAGTTACTATCTGGTCGGTGCCCTTTCGCCACCAGTTATCGAGTGGCATATGCGAACCTTGGGGCCCAAAGCGTGGAGACGTTAGGATAAACAGCTTCCCTATATACCAGTGATATAATATACACGTACAGATCGTTATTCTGAGCTGATAATTATCGGCGTGGTACCTTTCCCACAATCGTTAGGATATTGCGTCGAATCTCCAATACATTACATTTACATGTCCAACGTAATGTATTGAAATATTTTATGCTTAATGAGTTTGGAATACTCATCGATTTAGAATGCCTAAAATATTTAAAAACCATTTCAAGTAATAATTTCAAATATACATAAGAACATATTAGAGATTATTACCAATCATGGTAGTAAGGTTCGCTTTGTCTAAAATTCCTTAATTATACCCATTTCAAGCAGTCTGTAATATAATGCTAGTGTATGTTTGCACATTCCAGGTGAGTTGTTTGGATTGCCTCTCTCCTTATTTGCAGGTGTTGTTGGTGATTGGTAATGTGTTGGTTTTTTTCTGCCTATTAAAACTTTTGCTGATTTATTATAAGATGCCATTCTTTGAAAGAAATCCAAACAATTACAATTTAATCTTATGTTACATTTAACATCCAATTGAGGCTTGATTTTAATTTTTCTATTGTCACTACAAGTAATTTCAATTAATTCATCAGTGTTGGTTTGGTTTGTGTTTTGATTAGTTGATTCAGGATTTTCATTTTCGTTTTCTTCCTGATTATTGTTAATTTGTTGTTGAGTTTGTTCTATTTGGTCCAAAAATTCAACATTTTGTAGTTCTATTTTTGTAATATAAGTATTAGGACTATTTGTTGATTTGGTACGTGCCACACATAATAATGTTTTACGATTAAAAGATGGCGTGAATTTTAGAGCTAATATATTTACACTATCACTAGCTTGTTCTCTATCAGATTTAAATTGTGTACGTGTTGCTTGTAGTAAGTCAGTGACATACATTTCAAATAAAATATCCATAAGGTTAATTTCGATTGTATAAGTATTTAACCAACTACTAAATACATATAAATCTTTTGAGATATCTATGTTTGTAAATTTCAGAAACGGTATTGTTTCTTATCAATATTCCGGTGGCAATCCAAATACACCGTCTTTTTTATCTAAAACTTTGAGTGGAACATATTATGTTTCACTAATGACAAATGACAAAGATTTTTCTTTAACATTTTCACATAACCAAGCTGAATATTTAAAAACTTTTTATAATAATGTTGTTAATGCGTGGGGACCTTTTAATGATACAGATACACATTATTTGTATATTGATATCAACACATTAACCGCTGAGGTCACTTTTTCAAGTACAACTATTGAGCCATCTTATGGTTTTGCGTTACCAAATGCACCATCAATTTATGAAAATTATTTTGATTCTACAAATAATAAAGCTTTGGAGTGGACTGGTTCAGGATGGGTACAAAAAATTAGAGTATTTGTTGGTGAAGTTAATAGCACAGCTGTAACACATTATTTAGGAACAGTAACAGGTTCTCATTTCCCTTATACTACGGGACCAATTATATATAGTGGTGCTGGTCGTGGTATATTAAAACATGATAAAACTTTTTTAACACTCTCAGAGAAGTTTTATATTGATAATATTGCTTTTGGTAATACATCATTAGAGCAAGCTTCAATTCCTGTTGTTTCGGGTGCAAATTTATCAGCTAATCGTTTTGTTAAGATTGATTATAATGGTACTTTAAATTATGCTGAACCAGCAGACGTAGGTGTTAATTTAATTTTTGTGTTAACAGAACCATTAAATGTCGGTGAAGTTACTTATTTGTGTGTAGGTGGTGTAATACAAAACAGCTCTTGGAATTGGTCCTCTGTTGGTGTTGATATTTATGTTGGGGAGAATGGCGTTTTAAGTTTAGTTGATCCTGTTATCGGTAACGGTTTATTACCATCTAAACCTCCTGTGGGGAAAACATTATCAGATAAATCAATTATCATTAATCCTTTAATGTTTATTGGTAATATTAGCAATGGGTCAGCATATACTCCTCCTATTTTAGATTGGCAACCTAACACCATTTATCCAACATCAACAATAATGGTACGTAATAATAATCGTTTATATGAGCTTATTACACCTCATACATCTGGTGCTTTATTTAGTGACACCAATTGGAAAATAATTAATTCTAACATTGAAGTATGGAATGGAACTGTCAAATATTATAGTACGTCAACTTACAAGTCGATGGTATATTATAATAACAATTTATATATTTGTAACAATACACACGTATCATCTGGTTCATTTGCGAGTGATGTTGCTAATTGGGATATGGTTGGTGGTAACGCAGGTAACACCATGTCTTGGCAAGTTGTTACAACTAATACTAATGCAAGTGCTTTCAATGGTTATGTTGTAGATATAACCACAAATAGTGTTGCTATTACATTACCAGCGACTCCATCTATAAATGATGAAATAGTGATAAGTGTTGATACAGATATCTATTCAACAGTAAACGTGTGTTCAATTATACCAAATGGTAATAATATTAAAGGCCAGGGTGATACTATTAATATTGATATCAATAATTACACATTACGATTAATATGGGTAGGTGGTACTATTGGTTGGGCAGTGGTTTAGTAGTTTTTAAAAACAATTTTTAATATTATAATACAAAAACTGATTTACTCTTTTGAGTAAATCAGTAAATACTAAAGTAACTTTGTTACATCAAATAGTATACTAAACATTACGGAAATATCATTTAAATACCATGGAGAAAATTATGAGTAATGATCGTTTAGCCCGCCTTCAACAACGTTTCGAACAACAACAACAGGAACAAGAATCACGTCGCACTAACGCTACTGGTTTTTATCCTTTTTTCCTTATGGAAGATGGAAAAGATGCAATTGTTCGATTCTTACCAGATGCAAATCAAGAAAACCCTGACTTGTTTTTAATCCAAAACAATAGTCATAAATTGATTTTAAATGGAAAAGAAACAAAAGTTCCTTGTCTAAGCAACTACGGTAAAAAATGTCCTATTTGTGAAGCATCGCAAGCGTTCTACAAACAGGATGGCAAAGATAGCAAACAAGGAAAATATTTCTGGCGTAAAGTGCAATATTTAGCACGTGTATTAGTTGTGGAGGATCCAATTAAACCAAAAGATGGACAAGAATCTTATAAAAATAAAATCTGTGTAATCACATTAAATGGAGATTTTTATAAGAAAATCATGGCTGCTTGTACAAGTAAAAGTGATCCGTTACCTGCATCACCTGATGATTTAAAAAACGGTACAAACTTTATTATTAACAAACAGAAAAACGGTGAATATTCATCATATGATAATTCTCGTTTTGCTCGCAATTCATCCCCTATTTCTGTTGATATTGATGAATCCAAAGATATTGTTGATTTATCAACTTTATTACGTCAAGAACCTTCTTATGATGAATTGTCAGAGATGCTTAACTGTCACCTAAACAATACACCATATAATGATGGTAGTTCAGGTTTCACTCGTACTAATTCAAACATCACAAACATGATTAACAATAATACTGTTAATAATAGTGCTGTCAATAGTGTATCAACTACTTCGGAGGATGGTAGTTCTGGTGGTTCATCTCGTTATGATGAAATTCAACAAAAATTGGCCGCTCGACGTGCACAGCGAGATCAATCTAATAGTTGATATTAGCAAAAACAAAAAAGGAAGGTGAAAACCTTCCTTTTTTGTTGCAAAAAAACATGTAAAATATTATAATACAACAACAATATAGGAACAAAAAATGAAATTTATCAAATCATTTAAAAAGGATTTACAGTCTATTGAAGGTATTGTTTGTGATTCAACACCTCCCACTTATTGGACTGGTTCACGTTGTTACGCTTTTAATAAAATTTTATCTGGTAGCTGTCGTCGTGCTTTTGCTCAAGGTAGAATCATGGGTTTTGTTGGTCCGAGTGGTTGTCTACCAGCTGAACAACCACTAAATATTTATCGTTTACGTACGGTAATTGGGGCTACCCCAATTACCAAAGAAAATGATATTAATATTGAAAATTGTTTTCGTCTCACACCAACTATTATGTTAAATGAGTTGTTTATATATTTTAGCAAACAACAACTTGCTGAACAACTGAATATATCTGTCAATGAATTGATTAATATCAATGAAACTTTTTCGGAGCAAATTTATGAAAAATTGTATACAATTTTTCAACAAATTTGCTTGGTTAACTCTCAAATAGTACCAATCAAGCATATACAATATATGCTTGAACGTGACAATATGTTATTAATTTCCACACCAGATGGATATCAACCAATAGTTCAATTTTTTGAAAAAAATCCAAGACAAATTATGCGTCTAGTTGTGTACAGTAATGATAATAATTACGAATTGTATTGTTCTATTGACCATTTAGTGAAAACGATGAATGGATGGAAATATGCAGGACAGTTAACAACAGAAGATTTTGTTTCTACTCGAGTGGGTTTTAATCGTGTAGATAAAGTTGAATTATTAGAAATTGCTAACGTTTATGATTTTCAAGTAGGACATGTTAATCAAAGATACTGGGTTAATGGTATTGAATCACACAATTCAGGTAAGTCATTTTTAGCTGTTAATGCTGGTGTTGATGCGCAACAAACTGTTGGAGCATTTGTTTTGGCTATCGATTCTGAAAACGCTCTTGATGATGATTTTGTTGAAAAAATTGGAATGGATACATCAGAAGAAAACTACTTATATGTAAGTGTTATTACAATTGAACATTTTAAAAAAGTAGTTTCAAAATTTGTTAAAGCATATGTAGCATCTGGTGAAACTCGTCCTGTTATGATTATCGCAGATAGTTTAGCAATGATGTTAACAGATTCAGAATTTGATCAACTTGAAAAGGGTGTATTAAAAGGTGATCAAGGTCAACGTGCCAAACAAATGAAAAGCGTTTTAAAGGGTTTTGTGCAGTTAATCAAACCACATCCTATACAAATGATTGTTACAGACCAAGTATACGCAGCAACACAAGATAATATTTTAAATGGTACTGCAGATGGTTTATGGGTTGTAAACCCAGCTATTCGTTTTAGTTTAAGTAATTTAGTAATGATTACTAAAGCTAAATTAAAAAATGGTACCAATGGTGATACTGGTGATATTATTGGTGTGAAAATGAAATGTGAAGCTATTAAAACAAGATTTACACAACCATTCCAAAAGGTTATCATCGACGTGCCATATACAACTGGTATTAATCAACTTAGTGGACTTAAAGAAGTAGCCATGGAATTAGGAGTAATATACGCAAAAGGGTCTTATGTTGTTATTAAATCAACACAGGACCAATTTTACTGGAAGGATCTAAATGATGAACGCACTCAACAAATTCTAACAGATATTGATTCAATTACAGATGCTGTAATTGGTAAAAGTGCAGATGAATATGAGGAGATTATTGATCAAAGCACACAAGATTCAATCACTAAAAAACGCTTACAACAAGGTAAGGAGTTTATCCAAAGTAATCCCACATATTTAACTGATGTGGCGAAGTTAGAAGAGTAATCAACCAAGTGAAGAAAAAAGTGTCAAATGACACTTTTTTCTTTTTTAATTGTTAACCTTTGTTGTTAAAGGATGTAAAATTTAAAAAAAGTTCAATTATAGATGAATGAATTAAAACAGGTAATATTTGAGGATTTGGAAAAAAAGGATTTAACCTTTAAGTTATCCAAACAGATTATCAAAACCTATTACTTTGAAGAAATAGATTATGTGGAGAAAAATGAGCTTTTTAATGTTAAAGTAAGAGGTGTTGATAAAAGCATCTTACAACAACCAGGATGGCTGCAACATTATGCTATTTTGGCTACAGAAATACATGCTTGCATAGATGTTATAGAAACAGAGATGGAGTATCGTAAAAGTGAAATTTGGAAAGAATTAACAGAGAATAATAAAATTGATTTATCACAGATGGATAAACAAAATTATATTCTATCTGATCAAGTGTACTTTGCCTATAAAAAATTCTTACTGATTTTGAGAGAAGTGAAGGAACAGCTAACTAATATTGTTGATGCATTTAAGTCATTAGGATTTGCATTAAATAGCTATGTTCGGTCAAGGGAAGGAGCTATTCAAATTGACTAAATGTACGCTTGAAATAGTAAATGAAGTTACAACTATTATAAGAGGATTAACCCACGATCATCGTGAACTATTACATGAACAATATGGTTTCCATGATGAAAATTATAGAAATAATCCGAGATTTCAGAGTGGGTTATGGGATGGTAAATATCGTTTTGTATCTAAAGGTGGAATAACATATACAATGCTACTAGAGGAAGTATATAGTAGCATTTTAAAATTAGGATATGAAATAGTTTTAGACGATAAACGAACAGGATTTATTCCAGAATTTTATGAGGTCAATGAAGATTTTTTCTCAGATTGTTGTGACAAATATGGTAATCCATTTCAATTGAGACCATACCAGTGTAAAGTGGCAAATTTGCTTCTAAAAAACATGAATGGTATTGTTGTTGCAGCAACGTCAGCAGGAAAGGGATCTATCATTTGTTCAATGGCTAAATCAATGATATCGAACAATAACAAAGGAAAAGTTATTATAATTGTACCAAATACAACTCTTGTATCTCAATCATTCAATGAGTGCAAACAATTCAACTTAGATGTTGGTGAATTTTCAGGTACCACAAAAGATTTAGATCATCGTGTTGTTGTATCCACTTGGCAGACATTAAATAACCAACCCGAGGTATTACAGTTATTTAATGCGGTTATTGTGGATGAATGTCATTCTGCTAAAGCGAATTGTTTGAAGACATTATTATCTGAGTACGCACCACATATAGCAATGAGGTTTGGTGTAACTGGTACAATGCCAAAAAACAAAGCAAAAAATTACATGGTTAAAAGTTGTTTGGGTCCTGTTAGATATACAATTACCGCCAAATGGTTACAAGAACAAGGTTACATATCAACCATTGATATAAAACATTTGGTTATGATGGAATCAATAGCGTTCGATTCGTTTCCTGATTATGATTCTGAAGTTGCATATTTGTCAAGACCATATCGAATAGCTAAAATCGCGGAATTTATCAATTTATATTGTGAACAAAATCCATCTAAAAATATTTTATGTTTGGTTAACCATAAAAAAGTTGGACACATGATGGAGCAAATGATTGATGCACATTTCTATGTTGATGGTGATGTTAAACCACCCAAAAAACGCGTAGAAATTTTTAATAGATTCGCCAAAGAAGACGGGATAAAAGGTGTTGCAACTTTTGGAGTTGCGTTTATTGGTTTGAGTCAAGATCGTATTCATACTATGTTTATTATAGATGTGGGAAAAAGTTTTATCAAAGTTATTCAAAGTGTTGGTAGAGGATTACGTAAAGGTGGTGGAAAAAATCATATTGACGTGTATGATGTCAGTTCATCGTTAATGTGGGCTCAGAAGCATAGAAAAGACAGAAATACGTTTTATAATGAAGCAGAGTATCCACACAGTGTTTTAAAAGTTAATGTTGATTAACATTTTTAAAACAGTTAAAATAAGGTATAAATGAGAAAAATAATATGTTATATTTTGATTCGGCAAACAAATTAGTTGATATCGATACGATATATACACCTGTTGTTGATAATTTTATGTGGGTTTTAGATCTCGAGCAAAATGACTTTACCTTAGCTCCAATAACAATGTTACTGGAAATAACAACATCTTCATTTGAAATAATTGTAGATGGATTGCCAATTGTATTACCAACAAATTGGTATGTTGTAATATATGATGATGAAATAGGAATGATGGATGTTGTTCAAATTAGTGAACTAATGGGTAGAAATTTTAAATTATTTACATATGGATTATCTGATTTAATGGTAGCGGGCAGTACTTATATGTTAAATAAATATACCCCTAAAAATGTATGTGTTATGCCAAATTTAAACAAAAAGCAACTATTATGTCATCCTATAAATGGCGAGCAATGGATATGTATTGGGCCAACTGAGGCATTTGCAAAGAAATTAAAAGACATGTATGTTGGTGAAATAATTTAGGAGAATATAAATGGCAAAAGCAAAAAAATCAGCAATCGATAATACACCATTATCATTAGCAGAATTTAAAGCATGGTTAGCAGGTGTGTCTGATATGCAACCAGCAACGTGGAGTCCAGATAAACAACAATGGGATAAAATCAGAAGTCAAATAGATCGGATACAAGAAACTAAACATCATGAACCACCATCACAGATAACACAAGAGCAGCAATACGGTAATATAATTCCGCATCAAACGGGATTCATAGCACCTGCTTCGGCATTATCGAATATTGTACCAACATCATTTCCATCTGTCCAAATCGGAAATGGTGTAGCTGGTGTTCCTGTAGATGTTAATAATCCTCCACCACCAGGAACAGAGTTTATTTAAGAATGTATACAGATTTGAAGCGTTATCGTTTATGGTTTGATGGTAAAAAATCTTACACATATGAACAACTTTGCAATGAGTTTTTTAAAAATGATAATGCTTTAAATGATGCATTTCTAACAGAAATAGATGATTCATTTAAACAATACTTTAATATTACCTACACAAACATACCAATAAAACAATCTTGTGATGATATTGATTGTGATATAAACCATACAGTAGATATGTCGTATGATATGTTTGATTTAATCATTCAGCGATTCTCTTCAATAAATGAGAATGAAACTGACAATGTTATTTTAGAACAAAAAATTGATAGATTAATGTATGAATGGGACTGTTTTGTAAGATTAAAAAAAATACCTTTGCTTTATATTGTTGTGCACGTGACAAATAAACTTAATGAGTTGAAAATACCGTGGGGTGCTCGTGGCAGTAGTGCAGCTTCATACTTGTTATATGTGTTGGGGGTGCATTATATCGATAGTTTTGCATATCAGCTTGATCCAAAAGAATTTTTCAAAATATAACAGTTAAACGACAAAAAAAAATAAATATATACAATTAAAAGAGAAGAAAATGTCTAAGACTATTTCAAAACGTGGTATTGTTGTTGATTTTGATATATTAAGAATGAAACAAGAAATGATGAGTGCTATCCCCGATACGGTTGTTGTTGAGCGTAGTGAATCAATTGAGGATTCTATTTTGAAACGACGAGAACAACGTCGTAGACAACGTCAACTTCAGTTAGAACGTCAAATGGAACAAAAAAAAGTTGAACAAGCGGAAACGGAAAACCAAGTTGAAAAATCTCAAAAAGATAAGGAAAATCGTCCAAGAGTAATTAAAGAGGATTGATATATGAATTCCAAGGTGATTAATAACCATGTACTATTTCAATTTATTGATGAAGTACATCAAGGACAATTTTGTGATGAAAAAATTGGAAGTATTATTATAGCAAATAAAGGAAAAGATCATACCAAAGATAGTACTTTGGATCGTGTAGCAAAAGTCATTGATGTTGGACCTGATTGTAAATTTGTTAACAAACACGATACGGTTATCGTTCAATGTTTGAGATGGACACCAGGGTTCAAAACACAAATTGAAGGTAATATCGTCGAAGTGTGGCGAACGACGGAAGAATTTATTCAAGCTATTATAGAGGAAACCTGACACTGTCAGGTTTCCTGTTTTTTACCTTTTTAATTTCAAATATAATATATGATATGTGTGTTTTAAGGAATAGATTTATGAAAACCATGTGGGATATTAAATATCGTCCTAATGTAATACAAGATTACGTCTTCCAATCAAAAGATAATGAAATTAAATTCAAACAGTATATTCAAGAGCGAAGTATTCCTAACTTACTTCTACATGGACATCGAGGTACAGGAAAAAGTACTGTTGCAAGATTATTAATAAAAGAGTTGATTCAGCCAGAAAATTATGAATTTGATGTTAAGGTTATCAATGCTAGTAAAGATAATGATGTCGACTTTGTTAGAAACGTTATTTCTAGTTTCATTTCTAACTTCCCTATGGGTGATATTAAAATAATTTTATTAGAGGAAGCTGATTATTTAAGTCGTTCAGCCCAAGCCACACTGAGATCATTAACAGAAGATTATACGGACAGTGTAAGATTTATTATCACTTGTAACTATCCACAGTACTTGATTCCAGAATTACAATCAAGATTTAAACAATATCACTTTAGTGATATGCCTGTTGATGAAATGATGTTACGTGTCTGTGATATTTTAGAGCAGGAACACATTGAGCCTGATTTGACTATTATTGATGAATGCATAGCAAAATCATATCCAGATTTTAGGCAAGTGTTGATAAATCTCCAAGGTTGTGTTATTGATAATAAGTTAACACTAATCAAAAGCACTAATACATTGCAATGGAAAGAAACAGCAATTAATTATTTAAAAAATAAACAATGGATGGATTTATTCCAGTTAACACGAACATCTGTTCCTGATAACGAAATAAATGAATTTTTTGAGTGGTTATATAATAATATTCAAATTGTGTATGATTTTGATACAATTCAATACCCACAATCAATATCAATAATAGCAGAGGGATTATATCGAACAATTAATAATTCGTTGCCATATATTCCTATGTCAGCTATGATATTAGAATTGATGTCGTTAGGGAGAGCATAACAATGGATAGTATTAACACTGAAATTCATATTGAGGAACTTGATAGCGTGTATGGTTTATACACATCTAACTGTACTGTATGTAGTAAGAAAACACTATTACATGTGATTGTCGCTATTGAACGATGTGAACAGTTGGGAGTGTTGGACAATGACATTTGTGAATTTTTTAGCGAAATGTCTATTCCTGAATTAATGAATTTTAGCTCAAAAAGTTTATCAACGATATATCTTAACATGCGCAAAGCGTTGCAATCAAAAATACAAAAAAATAATGTACCAAGTACAACAACAATAGACGTTGTATCTTGTTTTGATATAGAGCCTGATTTACCTAAAAATTTTAAAGAAATCGCAGGTAAGATATCAAAACAAGCAACAAAAAATGATAAAATGTCTTGGTGGAGATTGCAACGAGAACTGAAAATTTTATTATCAAAACTTGAAGAGTTAAATGTTCCATATTTTGAATATCATCAAAAAGTAAAAGAGTGTGTTTTGAAACTTGAAAGCGAAAATGTAAAGTTGATTATTGAAAGAGACAATATATTGGAACATATTGATGATATTCGTGAAAAAATGAAGGCGGAATGCATACACCCATCTGATCAAATAGCGTACGTTAATGGGGAATATGTGTGTAAATTTTGTGATACAAAAATTTCTTTAATTGAAGGTAGTACATGAAAGAGATAACAATTTTCACACTATTAAATGAGATTGAAAATCAAAATTATCGGTTTTTCGATACTCTTTCTAAAGAACAACAACAAATATTATTTAAACCTGTTGTTGTTCTCATGTGGCTAGTTAGTTCTTACGGTTCACAAGAGCAGTTATTGATGCTTGATGATCTTGTTAATAGATACTTGTTTGTATTTTCACAACATCCAAAATTATTATATTTATTGATGTGTGTTTGTGGTGATAAACAAAAAAAGAAATGGAATTTTGTTAAGAGAGACGTAAAGCAACAAAAACATAAAGAAACATTACAAGTTATAGAAATATACTATAATTGTTCACCCAGAGAAGCAGTAGCATATCTTCCGTTATTGCAAATTGAAGATATTAAAGAAATGTGTGTAGCCTTAGGTTTTGAACCAGCTCAGATAAAAGGAATAGTGAAAGAATGGCAATAAATGATATATTAGCTAAATTGATAATTTGTCAATACTGTAACAAAACATTTAAAACAGAACAGTCATTAATATCACATAAGTGCAAAGTTCAAGAAAAATATGAACTAGGAAAAACAAGAGAAGGTTTATTAGCACGCCAAATTTATACATATTGGTTAAAACAACAAAAACGTAAAGTACCAGAATATGATGCATTTATTAATTCCAAATTATTCACTCATTTTTATAAATTTGCTTGTTCTTATTATCTCAATATGGAGCAAACATGGGAACCTTTTGTTGATGTTATGTTACAAAATAAAATATCACCAAACAATTGGACTAATACTGATGTTATCCAATTATATATTAATCAAACACGTGGTCAACAATATGAATCATTTGTACTTGATTTTATAGATAAATGTTTGGAAGATGATACATATCTTTTATCATTTACCACAATATCTGTAGATGAGTTGCTTACTAAGATATACAGTTTTAATTTTCCAATAAATTTTATATTACAATCAAACACGTTTCGACAAATAATAGAACAATGGACTGTAGAGCAGATGAAAGAATTTGAACTTTTTTGTAAAAGCATTCAATTAGAACAAATAATGAAAAATCAAAATATAATTAAATCAACAAGACTTTTACTACAACACTTCAAACTCAACTAGACATTAAAGGTTTCAAGTCTAAATACAGTTAAATAATGATGTTTAACTGTGCCAACTCCAAGTAATTATTTAATCAACTTTACAGATACCAGTAAAGTTGCTATTCCTATATCTGGTGGTCAAAAGGATGGCCCTGGATTTATTAATCATTCAACAAGTCTTATTTTAATTGGTCAATTCGCGCCATTATATGGTGAGGATGTAAATGAGAATTTTTTACATCTGTTGGAAAATTTCAGTTATGTAAATGCTCCTTTATATCCTGTTGTTGGTCAGCTCTGGCATAAACAAGATGATACTTATGATCCTTCAACGTTATCTCCGAGTACACCTTATCCTGGTGATTTTAACTTTAGAGTATGGACAGAAGTTGATAATACTCAGGGCAAATTTAATACAGCATCTTTTTGGGCATTGCCACGGATCGTGTTGGTAGATGATAATGTAGCTAATAGAACAGCATTAACACCAATGCCCGGTGATGTTTGGTTTGACACAGCACCTAATAGCACATCAATAACAAAAACATCAGCTACATATATTGGAGTAGCAGAACGAGTATGGGATTTTCCTGAATTAAAAATATTTGATCCAAACACTGAACGATTCGAAAGTATTGGACGAAATTATATCAAAAAAAATGACAATGGAACACAAACCATTAATAGTCATGTTATAATTACAAAAAACACTAACATAAATCAAAACTTAACTGTTACTGGTACATCTGCTCTTAATAATAACGTATCCATAACTGGAACATTAAATGTCAGTAACACTTCGACGTTTAATAATGATGTGTTATTTACAACAGATGTTATTATAAATGGTACACTACGGGTTGATCAAACATCTATTTTTAATAACAATATTACTATTAATAATGGTAATATCGTAAGTAATAGTGATGCTACCTTTATTGATATTTTTGGTACTACCTGTACAATTTCGAATACGCTTCTTGTTAATGGTATTTCCACATTTAACAATAACGTTTTGTTAAATAATGTAGTAACCGTAGGTACAACAATAGGAAGTTCTGGTACTAATCTTGTTGTGATTGGAACACAACAAATTACTGGTAATCTATATGTTTCTGGTGTTGGATATGGTAATATTATTGTCGACAATAATATTAGCACAGATTCTTTCAATACTAACAGTTTAACAGTCTCGAATAACAGTATTTTTAATGGCGATTTAACAGTTCGTAATATTGACTTTCAAAACAGCTATAAAGGTTATAACTGTATTGATCCTACATCTCCACAGGACATTGCTACAAAAAATTACATTGATACATATTATTTGAGACGTAATGATGATTTAGGTGGTATTCCTAATAACATGGATGCTGTACTTGTGTTATCTAATATCAATCAGAATGCTAGTTCAAACAATGCATCTACAGTTGGGTATGTTGATTTCAAGGATTCATTTAATGTTAAAAAAGCTGGTGATACGATAGCTTTATTGCATATAACTGGTAATTTCTCTGTTAATGGTACAGCTAGTTTTAATAATACTATATATGCTGGTACAGCATATTTTAACAACACATATTTCAATGATGTACAAATAGGTAATTCTCTTGGTTTTACAAATAGTGGTAAATGGTTATCCATGCATAATGGATATATTGGTGGAGTTATTATGACAAGTTCACCGAGTGGAACTGATGTACCTAACTTTGCTTATGTTAGTAATGAGATAAATTATTTAAATACAATAAAATCAACAGTTAATCCAACATATAACCCACCAAAAAACGGAGATATACGTGTAGATACATCTCCAACAAGAATTTTTATATACGCTAATGGTTGGGTACAAATTTTTCCAGCCCAATATGCTTAAAGGAGTAAGTAATGTCTTCTACAATCAATTTTACATCGGGTTCTAAACCAACCATTTTAGTAAACGATAGTACGTTTAATACAACATCGCTTCCAATAATTTTGATTGGTAAGTCAGTGTTAAATTGGGGTGAAATTATTCAAGAAAATTATATCAAAATTTTAGAAAATTTTGATAATACAACAGCCCCGTTACATCCAACAACAGGTATGTTGTGGTCAGATAGTTCTTCTGTTACATCAAGACAGCTAAAATTGTATGATGGTACTTCTTGGAAACAAGTATCAATTATTAATAATGGTCCGTTACCTGGAACTGGTCTATATATAGGACAACTTTGGAATTATAACACAAATGAGTATTTCTGGAATGGTACAGTTTGGAAAAAAATCGATACAGATTCTCTACCACTAACAGGTGGGACAGTAACAGGACCTATTGTGTTAAACGTGTCACCGACGTTATCTTCACACTTAACCAATAAATTATATGTTGATAATGAAATAACAACGAAAGCTCTATTGGTCGCTAGTGGAGGTACAGTTAGTGGACATATTTCAGTGTCGTTAGTACCAGATGATGGTAATCACTTGACAAATAAGACATATGTTGATAATGCGTTATCAACACAATATTCTAATGTTGTTACAAATTTTGTGATGATATCTGGTGGAACATTAACAGGATTTCTAACACTCCATAGTAATCCAACTAGTAACATGCATGCTGTTACGAAACAATATGTGGATAGTGTATTGGCGAGTGTTGGTACAGGATTAGGTTACACCCCTGTTAATAGAGCTGGTGATACTATGACTGGCTTCTTAACTTTAAACGCAAATCCCACAAACAATTTACATGCAGCAACAAAACAGTATGTTGATAATAACACTCTATTTTTAAAATTATCGTCAGGTGGGACTGTTACCGGTGGGACAATATTTAGTGGTAGTGTAACAGTAAGTGGTGTTGCATCTTTTACTAACGCGACGGGCACAAGTTTTACAGAGTTACCATTATGTAATGTTGTTCCCACATCCGGTAATCAGTTGGTTAATAAATCATACGTTGATGCTACTTGTATAGTGCCAGGTTCAACTATTAACAGTACTATTTCTTTAAATAATACAGTTAATATAACTTCAGATTATAATTTAATTACAAGAATTTATGGTGATACAAGATATGTAAGGTTATCAGGAAGTAGTACGATAACTGGCAATTTGACACTTGATACGGGTATACATATTAATAATCCAAACACACCATCAAACAATAATCATTTAGTTAATAAATTATATGTCGATACCAATTTTTTACAAAAAACTGGTGGTGTCATGACGGGTAATATAGAATCATCAACAGCACCTACAATAGATGCTCATTTAACTAATAAATTATATGTTGATACCAAAGTTGCGTCTGGGACAATTTTTACAGGTGGAACAATATTAAATCATTTGTTTATTAATGCAACTTTCACAGAACCATTATCTAGTTCTCAAGTGGTAACATATGGATATTTAATTAATAATTTTATTCATAGAGATCCTGTTACTAAAGCAACGACATTTAGAGAGAAAGCAAGTTATAATTCTACATACAATAATACACTAACTTGGGCAGCATTAAGTAATAATGATGTTGTTACAAAAAGTGTTGTGAATGAAGCTTTAAATGATTTGGTTATGGTATCTGGCGATACCATGACTGGATTTTTAACATTGCATGCAGATCCCACAAATAATTCACATGCGGCAACAAAACAATATGTTGATGGATTTCTACCATTAACGGGTGGTACAACAACAGGTAAAATTGTTTATGATAGCAGTTTGGTTATTTCAAATAATTATGATTTAATTACGAAAAAATATGCTGATGAAAATTACGTATCCTTGTTGGGTGATACCATGACTGGATTTTTAACATTGCATGCAGATCCCACAGATAATTTACATGCGGCAACAAAACAATATGTTGATGGATTTCTACCATTAACGGGTGGTACAACAACAGGTAAAATTGTTTATGATAGCAGTTTGATTATTTCAAATAATTATGATTTAATTACGAAAAAGTATGCTGATGATAATTACGTATCATTATCTGGTGGAACATTAGTTAACGATTTTACCTTTAGTGGAACAGTACTTTTTTCAGATACATTACCAAGATATACAGGTGTAATAGTTCCTACGAATGATAATGATCTTGTCACAAAAGAATATGTTGATGATATTAATACAACCTTTACTCCAACTACATATAACGGAATGTATCATACCGATTTTATTAATGGGATTGTTGGAACAATATTTGATACTAATAACAATAATGGCGGTACCGTATCAAAATATACTACTAATATATCAGGAATGTATGGTTGTGTCTCATTGAATACATCAACAGCTTCTAATGGGGGAGCTGAAATAAATGATGGTAGTTCAAATGGTATTTTAACTAATAATGATACATATTGTTTAGTACAAGCATACATTCCGATATTAAGTACAGCTGTACAAGAGTTTACAACTGGATTCGGTTTGGTAAGTGGCGGAAGTTATAAAAATTCAACAGCAACTCCTCATATTATATTTTTATACGATAGAACAATATCATCTAACTGGTTGATATCAAGAAATGGTACAACTTTTACAACATCCGTCCCTGTAACAGCTGATACTATTGATATATTTAAAATAAAATACAATAATGCTGCTAATACTATTCAATTATATATTAATGGAGTATTGGTACACACATATAATACAGTTAATATAAGTTCAAATACTTACGGTTTTCAGTCATTTATATTAAAATCTGTTGGTACTACCGCGAGAGAGTTGTTGTTGGATAAAGTTTTATATGGTAAACTTACAACTGTTTCATCTAATTGGGTACTATAATGTCAGTATTTTTTCGTAGTATTGAAGAAAATACAAAAATCTTACCAGATAATATAATGATATATCTCAAAACAACAGAGACTTGTCAGCTTGATTGCTCACATTGTTTTACAAGTGGGCGCTCTGGTAAAAAAGTTTTTTTCAATGTCAATAATGTTAAAAGTTTTTTTGATCAAATATATTTTCACAACAAAAACCAGAGTGGTAATATAGCTTTTCATGGTGGAGAACCAATGCTTGCTGGTTTGGATGATATGTATGAAATTTATTATTATGTGAAAAATTTATTACCGAATATGTGGTGGTCGATAACAACAAATCTAACATATAAATTGACAGATGATATAAAGGAATTTTTTAAACAAGTTTTTTTTACAACGGGAATTGGTGTTTCTTGGGATTTGGATATTAGATTTGATAATAAAGTACAAGAACAACTTTGGAAAAAAAATTTAGAGTGGTTAGTAGAACAAGGATTTAATGTTACGTTAATGATAAGCATATCAAAAAAATTAACAGAATATCCTGTTGATGACTTTTTGAATTTTATTTCTTCTTTGGGTATACAACATGTACATTTAGAAAGAATCACCCCAAACGGTAATGCTATTAAAAATCCTAATATTTTTCCATCTAACACACAATTAGATGAGTGGTTTTTAAAATTATGGCAACGTTCTTTAGAAATAGATTGGTTTTCACATAAAATTAATAATCTTTTTTTCCATTCATTATTAACCAGTCTTGTTCAATCTCAACATTCAGGATGTAGATGCAGAGAATGTGAACAAAAAATTTTCACATTAAATGCTGATGGAACTGTTGGGGGTTGTCCTAATTCTGCTCCTGAACTACATTATGGAATGGTTACAGATACGTTATTATCACTATATAGTGCTACAAATAGAACTTGTAATATAAATGCTGAGTTAAACAGAGAACTTCCATGTTGGTCTTGTGAGGTTTATGATGTATGTAATGGTGATTGTCATCAATTAATGTGGAATGATAAAGATGGAAATATAATTACCGATCCAACAGAAAATGATGTATGTCCTGCTCCTAAGTCTTTAATGAAACATCTAAAGCAGAATTATAATTATACATTATATCAAAACATTTTAGGAGATTATTTAGGAAATGAGTAATGAAATTAGAGCCGTTGGTATAGAATCTTTAGTAAATGAAGCGTTCAGAAACCAAGCAAACAGTTATATAACAACTAATCCTGATAAGGCAACTTCAATAGAGGCTAACAGAATCACAAATGGTACAATTATTATTGGACAAGTGTTACCTCCAGCTGATTCCGTTAGATATCCAAATATTAATCCTGCAGAAACTATTGAACCGCTTCATAACATATTAGGTGAAAATACTCTTCAAACATCAGGTCAGAGATTGGGTTTGGCATTATGGCAATGGGCAACAGTATATTCAGCAGTTAGATATTGTAGATTTGAAATCGATACTAACACAGGTCCGATTCCTCCTTATTTTAAATATTGTTATTTACCTACATTTTCAGACGCATTAACAGCATATGGTATTACTCCAAGTTATATTAATGCTATTGGAGGATTTATTACTGGAAATGATATTAAGTATGATGAAATTGTAAATGTTATTCAAATTTTAAAAGCTCATCTAAAAAATGTGCATGAAGATCCAACGTATGGAACGTTATTAAAATTTTGTCATAGTAACTGTCATTCAAATTGTCATGGTTCAAGGAGTAGACGATAATGTTTTTGATAAAAAATACGTTTTATGTTGATTGTATTAGTAATTTATATACTAAACCAGTTAAAAATTGTGGTTTTATTATTACAGATCAACAAAATGACCTTTATAATAAAGAGTTAGGAGAATTTAACTTTACAGATATAGATAATATCCACAAAATAAATTTTGAACAAGAGAAATTTATTTTATATGTTGAGTCATATAATTATGTAAAAATATATAATAGTTTGATACGTAAGATTATTAATACGTATCCATGTTTACGACCGTATGAACAATATATTTTTGGTGGTAAGTCGTTATTTGTATTACATGAGATTGGTATTGATGATCATGATGATTTTTTTGATTTAACCTCATTGGATATAATGAAATTACATGAATTATCGTTTGAATTTTTAATTCCTATTTTATTTTTTACACAACCTAGAATTGATAGGTATATAAAAGAAAAATTAACAAAATTTATAATATCATGGAAAAATCATGTTCATAAAAAATGTTATGATAAAGTTTTAAAATACTATATAATAAGTAAAGATTTAAATAGTGCAAAATCATTACTATTATTAAAAAACCATCATAGTGATACGTTTATTGATTTATTAACTTTATGTAAAACCATTCAATCTAATAGTGAAAGTTTTTTAGGTGAAATATTATATGAAATAGAATTTCTGTTCACGTTTAATAATAATTGGGCAAGTCTTGTTGATTTTATAATAAACAACAATGTAAGATACGTAGATTCGAAAAATTATAAATATAACGAAATTTTAATACAATATTTGTTTGGAGTTATTTCTGATGAATGTGCAACAAGTTGTTCTTCCATTGAACAACAAACAATTAATGGATCATCTTCAAGTTAAAAATAAAAACCCAAATCATTATTTGATAGATTATGAAAAGTCTATTTTAAAAGGGATGGGTTTTTTATCTTATATTAATAATGCAGATTTAATTTCAAATGTTATAAATTTTGATGCTGATTTTGTGTATCAATATATAACATATGGTTCTATTTTATCAAAAAATATTCCCAGTTTACTTCATATTCATGCAAACCTTATATTGTTTCAATTAACTGGTGATAGTATGTTTATACCAGAAGAGTTTGATTATGAACAATTATTATTAGATCCTAAAATAATCAGTATTATTAATGAACAGATTGACTTATTAACAAATATTCCTTCATTTATATTAGGTAATACTTTAAAGAATACTGAATTAGAAAGCGATAATGATTATAATTTTAGTAATGTAGGATTGTCTTGGATTTTATTATTATCATTACCTAATTTTATGGATGTGTGTTTATCATTCATGATTCAAAAAGGTCTTATTAATATTGATAAAAAATATCCAAGGAATTTTAATGACTATATCTTTAAAGGAAAAAATTTAACAGCATATATTGATACTAATTCACTATATTTCACTACATTACTGCTACAGGCACAAACATATGTTTCTTGATTTGATTGGTAAAGCACAGGAGATTAAAGAAAAGTATGTTTATTTAACAGAAGAATGTAATTTATCTTGTGTGTTTTGTTGGCAAGATCATAATAAGAAAACAAACATAAATGCATTAGTACATACACTTAACCAAATTTTTTCTGAAAGAGTTTCCCACCCCACTTTATATAATGTGATGGGTGGTGAGATTTTTGCGGATTTTATAGATGATGTTGTTATTGAAAATTTTTACAATAAAGATAATAATGAAAACAAAACTTTTAATTGGCTAACGAATTTAATAGTTAACATTGAACGATTTGAGAAATTTATATCAAACGCTCCACAAAATTATATTTGGAGTACAAGTTACGATCCTTGTGGTCGCTTCACTTTAATACAAAAACAAGAATTTATTGATAATATATTTTACTTAAAATCAAAAAACATTATACCACATACAATATCAATTGTTTTAACAAACCAGAATATTGACGCTATACTTAATGGTGATATAGAATTTAATATATTATATCAGGCACAATTTAAGATTTTTTTTGACTTTTTATCTCCAATAGAAAATAATTTTTCCAAATTATTACCAACTGAATCAAAAATTGAGAAATTTTTCAAATTTCTGATTGTAAATTATCCCAATTGTGGACCGATAAATGAATGGCATGCACTGATTCCACAAAAAGCATCTTGTCGTAATAGTCAGATTATTGGGTTCGATAATATAAACACAAATTGTGGAAATACACAATTAAATACTAATAAAAAGTTAATACCTTTAGTTGATTTAAGTTCACATTCTTTACAAGTCTCATATATAGAAAAACGTAACTGTTTTTCCTGTAAATTTCTTGATGTATGTCCATTAGGATGTTTTTTAAACCATCAATCTGAAGGTTATATGGATCTTCCAGATGGCGAGTGTGGATATAGAAATGTTTTATCTTTCATTGAAACCAGAAACAATAATTGTAAGCAATAAAGTTATTAAGAAAAGTAATTTTAATATAGTTCATAATATTAATGGTTTCTATTTCAACAAAAATTACTATTATGTTTACGATTATCAAGATGGTACACCTCTTGATTGTTTACCATTTATAGATGTATTACAACCATACATGTCCTTTTTGTATGAACATGCCAGAGTAATAAATGGAAATTTGTTTTTACCATTCGATGATGTCATGAACTTATCAAATTTTGTTATAAACAATGACACTATTATAAAGATTGATTGTATTGATGATTGGTGGTGTTGTTACGGGAATATTACAATACAAACAATTATTGATTGTTTACTAACCAATGAAAATAAAATAAGATATATTTATAAACTAGGATATTTTAATGGACAGCAATGCTGTATTATATAAACTTTTTAATAATGGGGTTGTTCAACTAGAGTATCAATATAATATTAGTGATACTCTTGAACAATCACAATATGACGTTGATGAGGTAGAAACAGATATTGAAAAAATGATTTGTTCTCCTGAAGACGAGCAAAAAATACTTAATCAATTTTTACCTCTAATAAGAGATTATGACTTTATTTGGGGAAAAAATCCAACACTATCATTGTTTATACAGCGTAAATGTCATTTTAAGAGTTTAGAATTTCATACTGATTATTATGATCGTCAATCTGATTTTTTTATTCTTTTTTATCCTAAAGAATGGGATAATGATAGTGGTGGTCAGATAAGTTTTGGCATACAGGACATGCAAGGTAATGTTATGGTTAATGAAATATATTTTTTAGCAACAGATTTTGTACTTATTGTTAATAATGTCAATCCTTTATTTAAACATTGTGTAATGCCTTGTATTAATGATACAAATCGTTATTTAGGTTGTTTGGAAATAACACGAGGAACATTTTAATGGATCTCATAATCAAGCCATTAGAAGCATGTAATTTTAAATGTACGTTTTGTAGTTCAACAAATATTGCATCAACACCATATCAAAAATTGGATTTATGTTTGGTTGAACAGTTTTTGCATAGATTTCCCGAGACAAAAAATATTATTGTTAATGGTGGTGAACCACTATTAATGGAACCTGAATATTACTGGAACATTATTGATTTAATAATTAAATATGCACCAACATGTAAATTAAGTTTTACAACAAATTTGTGGGTTTTTTATAAGAATCCTGATAATTGGATACCATTATTTAAACACCCATCTGTTGATGTTGGTACATCTTTTAATTATGGTGATACAAGGCTAATCACATCTACAAAACCTCTAACAGAAAATATCTTTATTGATATGGTTTGTCACTTTGAGCGTTTGATCGGCTATAGACCTGATTTTATTAGCGTTATTAATGATGTTAATGAAGATTCTGCTATACAAAACGTATTGTTGGCAAAACAATTAAATGTTGTTTGTAAATTAAATTATGCAATGTGTTCTGGTGCACAACAAACACCATATATGTTATCTAAGATTTATGAAACGTATTTGAAAATATATCAAATGGGTTTACATGAGTATGAATATAACACACAACAATTTTTACAGACAATGAATTTAGAACATACTACTTGTCCACTATCTCGTAATTGTGATAGTCATATTAGATGTTTACAACCTGATGGTGATTATTATTCGTGTGGAAGTTTTGGTGATGATAAAAAATATGCTATTGATTTCAACAAGGAAATGATTTCAGATAATATTATCACACCTTTATCTGATGATAATACTTTATTTTCATTAAAGGATGAATGTTTATCATGTCCAATGTTTAATGTTTGTAATGGTTGTAAAAAAACTATTAGTGATATGAAGCATATGGGTGAAATGTTTATTCAGAATCATTGTATACGTATGAAAAACGTATTGCATAAGTTTAACCAACCCATATCGTTGATACATGGAGTAAACTTAGATTGAAAGTATCATTGTGTCCTAGTTTTTATTGTAATTTTAGATGTCCATGGTGTTATTTATCAACAGAGCAATTATCATCAAGACAAATAGTCGATTTAAAAACATTAACTAATACCTTGTCCATTATTGATAATTATGAACAAATCACACACATAGATATATATGGCGGCGAGCCTACTTTATTACCTTTCAATTGGTCAATAGAATTAGTGGACATCTTGCGTAGCAACACAAAAGCAACTATAAACATTATTACTAATCTATCGACTATTAATCATCCTCTATTGTTTTTAACTGATACGGTTGGTATCAGTTATGATTTTGATAAACGTGAGCAGTATGAAAAGGTGCGGGAAAATATACGTGTTTTCCCGCGTAAAAAACACATTATAACACTAATTAATCAATTACATCATCTTAACCATATCGACGCGTATATCGAAGAATTAACGTCGTTACGAATCGATTCTTGGGAACTCAAACCTTTTTCTGTTAGCAAATATAACAATATGTTTATTGAAGACTTTAATATGTTTGAAAATTTTGTGAAAACAGTAATTGAAAAAGAATGTTTCTTTGAAATTATTAACGAAAAAAACATAATAAATAAAACAAATTCTTTTAGCAATGATCATATTTATATTTTACCTGATGGAAAAATGTATGTGTTAGACTTTAATGAACAAAAAGAATATTTTAGATTAGTAAATAATATACAAGAATACATTGAATGGACTATTAATGAACACACTTTATTCACCACAGATGTGTTGTGTGTAAATTGCCAATATAATGGTAAATGTTTGAGTGAACACTTGAAGGTTTATGATAATACATGTAATGGTTTTCCAAATTTGATTAAGTGGTATAATGAACGAAATTGAAAAAATTTACAATTTACAATGTGAATTCAAAATAGGAGATGAAGATGTTTTCACTTTTTGCACCAGATACTTTACTGATGATAGTCTTATTTGTTACTTTCCATATAAAAGCTTTTGTGTTGCATTTATATACAGTCGCATTTTATCTGTGGTGTATAACATTTCACAATATGATTTATTACGTGATGCAACTTTATTGCCTAATGATCCGTATTTTATAATTTATAATACAGATACGTTTTATATATATGACTTCTTAATTGAGAATTTTAATGATTTCATTACATCCTTTTCAACCCAACATGTTAGAATAACAAGTTTTTTTTGTTTTCTTGAGCACCATCTTGTATAAATACATATAAACATAAACTCAAGGATTAAAATATGAAAGCGTCTCAATTATCTGGTGGTATCGTCAATAAAGTTCGAACAATTACTGGTGTTACTACTACAGATTTAACATTAACTTACAGTGATCAGGAAGTAGTTGTAAACCGTGCAGCAGCAGTTAACATTACTATCCCAGTAAATTTGGAAGTTGGTAAAACTTTTCGGTTACATGACATTGGTGCGGGTCGATTAACATTAGTTGGACAAACAGATGGTCCAGTATCTGTTACATTATTGTCCGAATCTGGTTTATTTGTATCGTTAGCTCAATACAACGTTATTGATTTAATTGTGATTGCTGCTAATACTGTAATAGTTAAAGGTAACGTTTAATTAGTAGACAAAAAAATTAAGGTCGCTTTGCGACCTTAATTTTTTTTCTTTATAGGAATATTTTTTACTTCTCTGTGTTTGCGTCTTTTTATATTATAAACGACATTCATTTCAAAAATCGGCAAAGGACCAATAGCTCTGTTAACATGTTCTTCAGGAAATGTTTTAAATAGTGGTTGAATAATCTCTGATAAATTATGCTGAGATGCCAAAATTGAAAAAGGTTGTACGCAACCATCATTCCACCAAATTTCAGCGACTTTAATTATATCATTCATGTTTATTGAATAGGCTTCACAATAGTCCAATACAAATCCATTAATAGTTTTATTAATATAATTATCAACCAATACGATATATGGATAATTTTGATACATCACTAACGTAAAGTACGGTTTTCCTGTATATTCCTTACAATGTTCTTCTCTCACAATTGGAGCGATTTTTTCCATGTTAGTATTCTTTTAAAAATTATTTATCACCAATGTTAAATAGTTAAACAAATACTAAATACTTTGAAAATATGGTGCAAAAATAATGGGTGTAGGTTTCAAAGAGTTTTTTCATGCATTTGGTAAAGCCTTAATAACGGCGGCCGAAGAAATGGATAATCAAAATAATGATATTGATAATCAATATAATCCTTATACAGAGTTGGATAATCAACAATCAACAAATTCATTTGAGATTCAATTTCAAAATGATGATGTAGATAATATGCCAATTAAAGCCACTGAATATGAAGAGTTCAATCAACCAGCTAAGCGTGACAATCAGGATGAAAATGACCCTGAAAATTTTGAACAAAACTCTCAAGGTGAAAATAATTTTCAAGATGATTTCATTGATAACAATGAAGATAATCAAAATGATTCTTTTGATAATGAACAACCCAATAATTCTGAAGATCCTGACCGTCAAGGTAATGTGCGATATGTTGAAGGTGCTCATCTTGTATCAAGACGTCAAGTAGATGATGGTACGTATGAAGAATTATGGATATATAATATTGATAAGAATAATACCACACGTTCTGATAAAATCATCAAAAATATTTTGAAGGGTACAGATATACCTGAAAACGAAATTAGTTCTGATGATGGTTCACAAGATTATGTTGCATGGACTGTTGGTAATGTTCAAATGATAAAAGTAAGGGGATTACCAGAATGAATTTATATAACGAACGAGAACCATCATTATTATTAGAACCACACTTGTGGGAATCATCTTCTGATGTTCTTTTCTTACATAGACAGTTAGATATTTGTCATAATAGATTACAATTGTTACATAATACTGATTATGATACAAGTCTTTTAACAGAACAAATAAACAAACTCGAAAGTTATCTTAGTAAGTTATACGATAAGAAAACTTTCGAGCGTAATCAATTTATGTGAAAGTATGATTATTAATACAGATTTAAATTACTGTATTAATATATCTATCATTATTATGTATTGCTCTTATGTGAAATGCTACCAATTGAACAGGTTCATTAGTATGTATTATTTTAAATTACCCATAATACATTATAGGTAAATAAAAGTATAATTATTATACGATAAATTAATAAGGGTTTAAATGAGTATTCAAACCATTAAATTACGATATTCAAGCGTAAATATTGAAGATATTAAAGAGTTACAAAAACAACTCTCCGTATCTTTTAAATACGCTTATAATCGTGCTAAAAATGGTTTTAATCAAGTACAAACCCGTGAATTAATTAAATCACTCAATAATATAAGCAATGATGCATTTTTGAATCATTGTGCTGTAACAAAGGGATTTGCTGCATATAAATCTGCTCAAGAACGAAACCAAACAAAAATAATATTTGGCGGAAGAAAAAACTTTATTGCTCGCCAAAATAATAAAATTACCAAAGAAAAATGGCAAGAACTACGTCAGCAACCAATTTATTGCATTGGTGAATCAAATCAAAAAGGCAATAGAAAATTCAAATTGAATATTGAAAATAATTGCATTATTTTCAAATTATCAAAAAATCAACATTTTGTGTTAAATTTGCTTGATTTGAAAGCAAATCAAAGAAAATTGTTACAAAAATTACAAAATGAATGCGAATTGAAAGAAAATTGTTTCACCATCAATTTATCTCAAACTCATATATCAATAAGTTTTGAACAAAAACAACAAGAAATCAAAAAATTAAATGCAAGATATGCGGGAATTGATTTAAATCCAAATTATATTGGCTTAGTTATTTGTGAAAATAATAAAGTTGTTTATCAAAAAATATATAATTTTTCTCAACTAAATCAAACAGATACAAATAAAATTAAATATGAGAAAATTATTGCTTGCAAAGATATACACAATCTATTAGTTTATTGGCAAGTCTCAAGATTGTGTCTCGAAGACTTAAATATTCAGTCTAAAAATCACAATAAAGGTAAGACTTTTAACAAACTCGTGAATAATAAATGGCATCGTTTATTAATTCAAGAGCAATTAATAAAAAGATGTGATATATCAGGTATTTATGTCAAAAAAGTAAATGCTGCGTATAGCTCATTTGTAGGAAATTTAACACATCGGTTACCAGATGCGTTAAGTTCTGCGTTAGAAATTGCCCGAAGGGGCAAAGAAAATACAACTGGATTTTATCCAAATTTGATTAGCAATGAAGATTTGTCGCGCCAATGGAAGGATGCGTTGAATTGGAGTTTTTCAAACTGGGTAGAACTCTATTGTATTTTCAAATCAAAAAATTTGATGAAAGAGTATCGAGTTTCCATGCACTCTTCGAGTCTGGTTTTTCAGAATTTTATCTCCACAAATTCCCTTGTGAGCAGTTATATATCTAATATATCTGCGGAATTTATGCTATAAAATTTATCTTACCTCGAATGTTGAATACGTTTACATATTTACTTTTTCCGGCGAATGGTAACATGTTGAAATTACCATCTTTACAAACTTCTTTAACATAGGACATTGGATAGCAATATATTCCTATTGGAGTATTGTACATTGATTGTGGATTAATTCCTATTTTATCAATCTGTGTCAAGCTGATAAACAAATTTGGTATATTATAAATCTTGTCTGTTGTTTGGTCTAATAAGTTATATAAGACTTCTTTAGTATGTGTTTTTTTATTTTGAAGAGGATTTTTTCTAGCCTCACATAATAAAAACAAATTATTTAATTTCATAAATACTCTTATAATAAACATAAGAGTATTTATAATTTAAATTTAATTCATCTTACATACTACATTATTCACTTTAACATTCAAAGACAAATTAAGTAGATTCTGTAAGTTATGTAAATCATTTATTAGATCTTGTTCAAAAACACCACTAGCTACTTGAATTTGTCTCTTTAATGAATAAAATACTACATCAATACAATTAACCTTAAAACAAACAACATAACATTGTTTGTTGTAATCATACGCAACAACTGGTCGTTTCATAGTAAAAGCTCGTTTACCTCTACGACCTTTTGCGTTACAATGTTTGATGCAGTTTTTAATATCTTCAATAATTAAAGTTCGAACAGCTCTCA